GGATCGATGACTTCGGTGCTGGCCTCGGGCGTAACGACCGGGGGTAACTCATCGGTTACACCTTCCGTTACTTCCTGTTGACCGTAGATCTCAGCGTTGACCTCTGCGTACAATTCACGCTCTTCGCGTTCTGCCTTGTCCTGCTCGTTTTCTACTGCCATTCACTACTCCTTTCCAGCCTTCCGGGTGGACAGTCTACGGGCGGTTATTTCCCGGCCAATTTTTCTGGTAATGCAAGTATTTCCTTCAGTCTTTTGATCTCTCCGCGAAGAACTGCGGTGTCTTTATCAGTTCTAATGATACTATCATTCAATTTCCTTGATTTGTCAAGTTCCTCGGTGGCCCAAATTACGATCCATTGCCAGGTCGGGGAATTTGTATCAAGTACCGGAATTGTTGGATTACCAATAATGAGGGGCTTCTCGGCCTCAAGCATCTGGGTGACCTTGGCATAGTCTTTGTCGGCCATGGCTACTTGGGCCAGGGAGATCTTTTCCTCTAGGACTTTGGCCATCGACTCCAGGCCGTGCTTCTTTGCCAGGGCTACGAGATCCGGGACGGGATGGTTGGCGACGGGCGGCGTGTCAGTGATGTCGCCAGGCCTCGGGGTCGTGCCCTCGATCAGGGGTTCGGTTGAAGGCGGGATCTCGGTGATCTCTTCCTTGTTGGCTGGCCTGAAAAAGTCTGCAATAAACTCTGGTAATCCCATAATATCTCCTTATCTCGGGTATGCCTGCCCGGCTGGTGCTCTACCTGCTGGCTCAGTGGGTGGAGTGGCTACCTGTTTTGCTACGATCTGCCGCGCCTGCTGCTCTCCCTGCTTGTCCATCTTCCGTTCATCGCGTTCAGACTGCTTGTCGCCCTGGATGTCGCTATGGGCCTTATCCCTGGCATCCAGCTCGTCGGTCTGCGCTGCGCTCTTCTCAGACAGGTTCTGCTGCAGGTTCATCCCTTCAGCGGAGATGGCCAGCTGCACTTTCAGTTTTGAAAGCTCTATCTTGGATTTCTCGGAATATTCCATCATGCGGATCTGAAGGTCCATCTCTTTCATCTTCAGATCATGGCCCCGTTCCATCTCTGCCTGCTGGGCCTTGAACTGCAGCTCCTGCATGGTTGCATCCTGGACCAGCTTGGCCTTGTCCATCTCAGTGGCCTGGCGGATCTTGGCAACCTCGATTGCGGCCTGCTGCTGGGCCTGCTTGGCGGCTGCTGCCGGATCTGCCGGTGCCTGCGGCTGGCCTTCGCCCTGCTCTTCCTTCGGCTTCAGGATATCCAAATGGGCGCTGGCATAGAGCTGTTCGACAGCCTTATCCCAGTCGGTCCTGCGGAGGATGTCCGGATCTGCCTTCATCTGCCAGACCGTGAGGAGCATCTGCCGCATCTGGTCCTTTTCGAAGAGAATAGACGCTCCGCGTGGGTCAACGTCGAAGTCTCCTTTCGCTTTGTGATCAGGATGATACTGCATGTTGTAGTCGTAATACCGTCTCAGGTGGGGAACGGTGACACGATCATCCCACAGTTTGACCTTGGAACGATAGGTGATGTTGGAACTGTCAACCACGATGTTCGTGGCTCCCAACGTCTCAGGGGCTTCTTGAGCTTCCCCCTGGAAGATGGTTGGAGTTGCAGTCATGAGATCCACAAATCGCAAGGCCAGCTCCAACATATTCTGTAAGTCTGCCTGGTTATTGGTGGTCTGGAACGAGGTGATCGCCTTCCTGATGTCATCGAAGTCGGTGTCGCCGTCCCACTTCCACAGCTTCTTGCCTGTCAATTCCCAGATGCCGTCAGCCGGTTCAATGCCCTTGATGGCGACGTTGCTGCCGGATGAATCACCAGCATTATCCAGCATCTGCCTCCATGCGGCGTTGATGATCCGTTGAGCCCAGGCCATCTTCATGGGTTCGCCTGCACCCCATGGCAATCCATCTATGGGCGACCAAGGGAAGAAATCATAGAGGTTGTCACCAGTGTCCAGCAGGTTGAGATCTGCCTTGACCGGGTGATCATTAATGAAGATGACGCGGGCGCTGACCGGCTTGTCGCCTGTGCATTTGCAGTTCAGGATCTCCAGGAAGTCGGGCCGGACGTTGCCGTTGTACTCCCATACCTCATACAGCTCACCGCGCTGGGCGTTCTCGACCCGGACTTTGAAAGCATTCGCGTGCTGATCCTGGGCCACGTTCAGGCGCTTCGGCTGCTCTCCCAGGACCAGCTCAAGCTGCCGGGCTGAGTACCCAGGCTGACCGATAAGGCGCTGCACCTCGGCAACACGCATGGTGTCCTTCTCCCAGAAGTACGCTGCCTTCTGCGGGTCGTCGCCACAGTCAGGGCTTGGGTACAGGTTCCAGGGATCGATCTCCTTGGAGATGGGCCTGTTGTCCTGCTTGTACTCAAGGATGTGGACCAGCTTGCCCTTCTTGTCCTTGGTGGGGTTCCAGATCCTGCGGAGCTTCTTCGAAGCGCACGGGCCTTTGATGATGCCGGTGCCCATACGGACGGCTCGGGAGATGACCTTCCTGGCCTCTTCGTTGTACTGACACTCTGTGAGCTGATCATCCACGATCTGTTCCATCTTGGCCATGGCCCCGGTGGCTCGTACCATCAGCTCATTGTAGACATCATTCAGGGCTGCAGGCTGTCCGTTCGTGAACTGGATCGGCTCTCCCTTGGGTCCGACTGCCGGGCTCATGTCGCCCTTCATCTGGGCTACTTCAGGCCTCGGCGTGACCTTGAAACCGTAGTTCTTTGCGAACACCGGGAAGAGGATATCTTCGATCCTGCCCTGCGCTACCTCGCACCGGCCCCGGATGATGTTCATGACGGCCTTGCTGCGGGCTACCTCGCCGGTCTGCTTGATCGGTGCGTTGCCGGACACATAGTCCATCATCGTGCTGTAGGCCGGGAGATCTGTGGTATAGTCCAGCAGCTCCTCGCTGATCCTCCACCACAGTTCGACCCCGGACATGGCCCGCCACTCGACTGCCTCGCTGCGTGTCGTGAGGATCGATTGAGCTACGGTCATGACGGCCTCTTCCTCGATCATGGCCAGCTCGGCCTCATCAGCTTCGCTCAGTACGGAGTGGATCGCGCCTTCCGGAGCGCCCTCTGTCGCATCGTCCTCCAGTACGTTCTTACCGGACACAACCGAGTCGAGATCTTCCTCGCTTGCCAGGAGGCTCGCTTCCTCTTCCTCGTACATGCGGTCTTCGGTGTCCCGCTCCACATCAGTCTGCTTCCTAGCCATCAATTACCTCCACAGTATGCTCCATTTTGCTGCCTAGCAAATAAATTAACCAACCAGCAATCACGGGGCTTCCGTGTCGCGGTGTCTCCAAAAATACGGGCTCAGTACAAACCATGCCTAACATCAGTACCCCACGCCTCGATCCAGCGGGACACGCGGCGGCATGACGGCCTGGTTCTTCTTGACCTTCTTCACGATTGCACCGAAAAGCTCTGTGAATGCCCACACATAGGCATCAGCACGGTTCGGGCTGTTCGGGCCTTGGTAGCCGTTGGTGGTGAACTGCACCAGCTCGTCCTCCAGCAATGGGTAATAGCCTACGTGCCGGATCTTCCCCAGCTCTACCAGTGCGGCGATGGGTTCGGCCCTGACCTGTTTACCTCGGGATGCAGTGACGGCCTTATATGGTGTTCTTGGCCTGGTGACCTGGATCACGCGTTCGACCATAGCGCCACCGAAGTTCTGCTCTGCTACGATGGTATTGGCTTCGAAGCGTTCGAACGAATCAGTGGCCACCTTGCCCCATGTAGCAGGCCCTGCCTTGACAGTACAGTCCGCCAGGAGATATCCAAGGCCATCGATCCCGAGCCCGGCCACGACAATACCGATCTCGTCGTTCTTCGCGTTTTCCTCGTCGCCAGATCCGGACGGGTCAACCGCCACTACGATCCTGACCATGTCGGGTACATCGATGTCATTAACCACCCTGTATGTCTCGATCTTCACATCGTCAAAGAGCTGGTTCTCTACGATCTCGCTGAACACACCATCCCTGAACCGCAGGCGCATCCTGGCTGTCATGGCATCCAGCTTCTCCATGAAGTCGGGCGACAGATTGGCCAGGTTGTCTTTCGGGTTCATCTGCATGACGGCGTAACGCTCCGGATGTGCGAGTGTTTCCCGCTTGTCAGCCTTCATCTTCTGAATGAACATCTTGTAAGACCAATGGCCTTTCGAAGGTGGGTTCTCGTCGTAGAACATCTTCGGCACCAGCAACCGCAGGCCTTTCCCCTCGACCTCCTGATAGACCTTCTGGGCAAGCCGGGTGATCATCGTCTCACGGGCCTGTAGTGATATCTGGCTGCACTCATTCAGGAATATGGTTACATACTCCATACCCAGGAGCTTCTCCAGGCGCTCGCCCTCGTCCAGGCCACCAAACCATACCTGTGCTCCGTTCGGGAACTGCGCGTACCAGTCGGACTTATCGATATGACACTTGACACCGGGGAAGCACAGCCGCATCATCTTCGGCCATGTATCCAGGATGATTGACTGCTTGACATGGTTGAACCGGTAGCGCATGATCGCGTGCCGGGAGAAGGGCGATTTCATGGCCCGGATGGCGATGGTCCGGCAGATCAGAAACGTCTTGGCGCTACGAGCTCCACCATAGAGAAGGATGTCCGAAATGCCCGGTGTGGCGATCAGGTGCTGTGCTTCGACTTGCTTCGGCGTGAGCCTGAAGTCGGGATTCTCGGCTGAAGGTGCGTCGTAGGTCTTGATCACAGGTTAGCCTCGTCTTCGGTCAACCGCACGGTCCAGACTCCCTTGTCACCATCGGCCTTATCAATGCCGTAGATCCGTGCTTCGGCCTCGGCCAGCTTGATCCAGAGCTCCATCAGCTTCTTCAGAATGTCAACCATCTCGCCAAGTGCAATGAGCTTTTCGAATTGCCTGGTCACCAGCACGTAGTCAGGATGCTCTTCGTTAATCATTCCAACCAGTTCAACCAGCTTCTCAGGCTCATGATATGCTTTCTTAACCTCGGCCAGGACATCGGAAATGAAGCGTCGGTTATCGGTTGCATCATCCTCTTGTTCCGTGCGAATTCGGGCAATTACGTCGCTACGTGCTTCGACAATATCCTTGTCTGTCAACTTACGACGGGCCTTTGTCACCTTGGCCTCGACCTCTGTCAACTTACGTTTAGCTTCGACCACTTTCCGTTCAGTCGCTGCTTTAATTTTCTTCGCAAGATCGCGAGGTTGATCCCTGAAGTGCTTCTGGATCGCATTGCGCGATATCTTCTTACCTGTCAACCTGAGATAGTCCTCTGCCATCTGGGCCAGGCTCTTCTCGTTTCTTCTCCAGTCCTCCTCAAGTAATTGCCAGTCGTGTCTTGCGCCTGCCATCTTAATCGAGTCCTTCGAAGTGATTGATATCGAGAACCCAGCTCTCCATCAGTGGCTTGGTATCGATATTCTCTACACAGACCTCAGTCTTTTCGATGAACCTGGCCTTTACCCATGAACCTGGATC